TCTGCATCACACGGCCGTTGCCGACAACGTGCGAGAAAAAGCCTGAATCAACAGGCCGACGCATGTGGTAGTCTGCTTCATTTTGGGCAGTTGAATTTGGATTGCCCGTTGAATGTGCATGAATTTGTCGATATGGTTGTTCCCCAATTTGTGGAAGGTCAGTTCGTAGTCTGCTTGTGTCAATATCCATGGTCTAGTCCTCACTCGGTTCTTGATATTCAAGGGCACGTTTGCTGTCAGAAATTCCTGCAGTTGTTGGGTCGTTGACAACGCCAATCAATACAAGGATGTAAACGAATGTGTTCACACCGTCCTGAATATTTTTGGGGATTTCAAGACCAAACTGCTGAGCCATAAGGAAGATTGCTCCTAATAGAGCAATGAGTGTTGTTTTGTTTTGCAAGCGCAATTTCCAGTTAATCATTTTATTTCTCCTTTTACTGTTGTTTATTTTGAATCAAGCTTTTAAGCTCTCTTACATCCTCACCAAGCGATTTCACTTGCTCGGCTAGAACTAAGATAGCTTTGTTCTGCTCATCGTGATTATCGAGCCTTTTATTGGCTGATGTTTTGAATTCGTGCAAATTCTCAATATCTTTCTCTAAAATCGTAAGACGATTTTCTTGCTTGGTAGCTTTATCTTTCATCGAAAAATAAAGACCAATTACAGGGATAAGGGTTATGAAAATCTGTACGAAAAATCGTTCATATCCTGGCATATATCTCCTATTCTTTCCCTTCAAATTTCCAAGCGACACCCGTTCCGTTTTGCTCCAGGGTACCGTTCGTCACAAATGCGCTGACAGGCTCACCATTGTAAGTAAATTCCTTATTCAAATGAACCAAGATACGCTTGCCTTCGCCATTCACTTCAATGTGGCTAGAATCCTCAATCGTGATGAGGTCGTTCGCAAGGTAAGTTTTGCCGATTTCAGCAAGTGGAATGAGCTCAACTAACTCTTTGTAAATCGTCCCATAAGCAATATTCTTGCTCATGACCGAGTTCAAGACCATAATATGAAGCAATTTACCATTCAAACGAGTGTTCTCTTGAGTCTGTTTAACGAGTGTAGAGAGTGCATTTTGCTTGTTTGCGTTCTCAGCGATTTTATGCTCAGCCTCTTCAAGTTTAGCTTGCGCCTTCACGATTGCAGAGCCTGGATCTAATTCTGCCTTGATGATATCAAGCACTGCTTGAATCAAAACGTCCTCTTGCTCGTTAGTCCGGTCTCCTGCAAGTTCGCGCAGGTTCGTGCTGTAACGGGGACCATCTGAGAGACGAATCTCCACTACTGTAACCGTGTTACCGCCCAAACCTCTTGTGTAAGGCTTGACTGCCAATTCATAGTTATTGATTGCCATTTGTCATTTTTCCTTTCACTTCTTCAAATTTAGCTTTGAGTTCTTCGTCAGACTCAATGATTTTCTTCATCTGCTCAAGTTTGATTGTAGCGGTCGTATAAAGAGACTCGTAGGTTGCTGCCTGAATAGCTTCTTTTGAGATTTTATCGGCTAGCGAGTTGATCGTTAGTTTAGGAATTTGTTCATTCATGCTGTTTTCTCCAATTTTTCTATTTTTTGATTGAGCTCTTGAATTGCCTTGATTAAATAAGGCACCAATTCAAATGTACGATATGAGCATGCGCCATCTGGATTTTCAAAGAATGCTTCAGGAGCGTACTTCTGAACATCTTGCGCCATAATACCGCAAGCGATATCCTCGATTTTGCCATCGTATTCTTTGCGATAACTGTACGTCTTGAGTTTCTCGATAATATCAAGGCCTGAGACTTGGCTAGCTTCGATATTTGACTTATAGCGACGGTCTGAGATTTCTTTGTTAAGAGGTACCCAGTCATAACCAGAAGCCCTATACAAATAAAGATAACCGTTTGAATTTTCAATTCTTTTATAATTTGGAGAAGAAATCCAATACCCTCCAATATTTTTTTCTCTGTCCGTAACATAAAAAATTTCACCGGTTACCTCTAAGCTACCGTTGATTTTTGGGGTATTCCAAAAATGAGCTCGATTATAACAGTACATTTCGCCTGTCCTTTTAACAAACCAAGCAGCGTTGCCTGGCTTGCCCCAGTCATTTCCCCAGTTGACCCAAAGAGCAGTTTGGCCCCATTGAGTACTACCGTTACTCATTCCTACGGCAAATGAATTAGTACCTGTGAGCCAGTAAGTCGAAGGATCCTTATCATGCGTACCAATTTGGAAGCCACCGATTCGACCCTTGAAACCTTCAAATAAAGTCGCGGATACTACTACCGAACGAAGCTTATTGATAAATGCTGTCTTTGAAGCAAGCGTGTCCGTAAAGATATCGTTTGAAACGAACAACTGAGCCATGGCCGAGTCCATGATTAGCTTATCAGCTGTGATAGTATTCGCCCCGATAATCTCAGCATTTAGCTTGGCAAAGTTACCCTCGCCTACGAATAGTCGCTTAAAGTAACCATCAATCGCTGTCAGTTCATCAAGCAAGGTCTTACCCTTTAGACGAATCTTCTCAGCTTCAATCAGAATTTGATTGTTCGTTGCGTTAATCTGTGAAACTATTGAACCTGCGCTTGTCAAATTCTGAACTGCCCACGAGCCTGCAAGTTGAGTCATTTTAGTTTGAGTTGCTTCAAGAGTCTTATCTGTCTCTAGAGTCGCATCTTCGGGTGCTGGTTGCCATTTGCGGTCATTTGAGCCTTCGTAGAAATCAAGCTCAGTCATGAATAGACCGCCCCATTTATTTGGATTGTTTCGGTCGTACTCGAATTGCAGATAACCGTCATCGAAGTCACCAACATTAAACTTGAATGATTTCTTGACCGTTCTACCGTTATCGAAAACCGCACCGTCCACCCATCTTGGCTGACCATCAAAAACAAGCTGTTTTTCTTCAAAATCAGCTCTAGACCCTTTTTTGCGCTTGCAGAAATACACTCTAAAATACTTCGAGTTGTTGTCAAATGCCAAAATATTAAAAACGTAGTCTGTATTTCGTTTGACGATGAAACGTGGGCTTTGAACGACTGCGCCTGGTCTCAACTCAAACATGCGTTTTTGGCCGTTGAAATAGAAGACGTGTGATGTGAAGCCTAGTCGACCATTCGCTTCTGTCCAATGCTTCAAACCGTCGTCTGCCCTCGAATTTCGGAGCATATTCGGACCACCTGCGTTGGCATATTTGCCAACCTCAACTTGAAATAATTGATTGGTCAAAGCCATTCGTGATACTTTCTCAGCAATATCGGACTCACTACGCCCGATAATGCGCTCATAGAGCTGATTAGTTTCCTTAACTCGCTGAAATTCGACGAGGTCGGCCTTGTTATCAAGCTGCTGTCTCACTTGCTCACTGATTTGCTTCGCTTCCTGAGCGAGTAAGCTGTTTGCATCAGCGTTTCTCAAGGCCTCTTCAGCCCTGCGCTTGACTTCTTGTAATGGACCGTTGTCAAAACTGCTAAATCGCTGATCAATGACATCAGATAGTTGACGCTTGGCCTCTTCCGCTTTTGCTTTGGCAAGTTCGACTCCGTCCGCAATTTCCTGTCTAAGCAATCCAGCTAGATGATCAAAATCTAAGTCAGCGTTTTGAAGAGCCTTTTCAAGGGCAATTTCTTGAGCTGATTCTGTTACTCCAAGGATTGCATCGGCTGCGCTAGATAAGCCACCAGAAACCATAGAACCACCAGTGCCTGCCTTATCATCGAAAGTCAGAGAGATGTACTCTTCTTTCAAGGCATCGAACTCATAAGCAACAGCTTTCTTAAATGAATCGACATTGTGCTTCCAGCTCTTAAGGTTGACTGTATCACCCATATGAACTACTTGACCATCAAGTTCATAAGCTTCAATCTTGATAGCGTCAGAGACCTTGTCAATGCCTTGATTTGTAAATTTAGCCTGTGCCCATTTCTGCAACTCTTCAACAGTTTTTGCGTTGTTGTTCTCATACTCTTTTTCATTGATGTAAGGATAAGAGTTAATAATAGGACTATCAACAGTCACTCTGATAGTCGTTTCTTTTTTAGCACCTTCAGGTTTAAAAGTCGACTTTGCGTGAATTCTTGTGACAACATTCTGACTGTTTTTTGTGCGTTGGTAGTCCTTCAGATTCTTGTGTGTCGTGATAACAACACCGCGATTCTCACCACGATTCTTTTTGACAGTCATCGCAAAGTTATCACGAACCAGCTCGCCTTCCCATGTACCAACTATACTGTGCTTACCGTCCAGCAATACAGAGTACAGAGTTTCTGTTTCAGTCGTGTTGAATGTCCTACGATCCTGGATATCACTATTGAAAGAAAAATCCCCCAAAGCAGTTTTGGTGTTTTGAACCATGCGAGAAAGAGCCATACTACAGCTCTGACTAGTCACGCTCACTGGTGTGATAGACCGTTGCATCACATCGTCTGAGATGTGGTAGGCTGTGATTTCCAGATGATCATTGTGTTCAACGGGTTTCTTGATACGAAATAGCTGCGCACCAAGAACAGGAGTCGGAGCCTTTATCAGCGTATCTTCTTTGATGAGCTGATAAATACCAGAATCAGAAATAGGATATTTCACAGTTAAGGTGAAATCGCCATTCATGGTCTCTTTAACAATTGCAGAAGTCGCTTCATGAAGTGGCTCTCCATTCCAACGAGCGCTTCTCACATCTTTATCAAGCAAATAAAGCAATTATGCCCACCCCCAAACTGTCTCGATTTCAAGCGATTGAACACCTGGACCTAGAACAACCCCAACATTCTTCACTTTCGCTGGATCAACTGTGATAAAATCCCCTGACCATTTCACTGGTTTTCCTGTTGTTGTTTTAAAGCTAGGATTGTCAGGATTATTGACCATCACAAGTGATTCAGTGAGTCGTTCAAGACGGATGACCTGACCAGCGATTGTAAACGAAGTCTCAACAGCGCTCTGGCCAACGATTGTGATTTTAGGGAAGGCAAGAGCAGAACCTTGAACAGTCAAAATCCCACTTCTTGTCAATCTCTGTGTATCGGTGTCTTTAAAGTATTTGGTAGGGTGGCAAGTGAAGGTCGCTTTGGTCATATAAAGACCAGGTTTTATTTCTTCAAGGTCGGTCACATTGACCTTATAGCACCAAAGTCGAGTTGTTTTGACTCGCTCACTCTCTAACCAGAACTTCTCACGGATGAACAGACTCATAAATTGGTTCATCTGTTCTTCAGTCGGTTTGACCAAGTAAATCGTATAGGTTTTCTTGACCAATTCCCTATGTTTGTTCGTCTGAACGATTGCTCCACTAATGCCACCATGCTCCAAGAGAGCCGTCTTGCTGTCTCCCAGAGCGATTGAGGGAGAATCATGGACAATGACCTTAAAGGGAAAAGACGATGTTCTCACACCGTCAATCACAAGCTCATTATGTTTTACCATGCAACCCCTCCTCTCAATTGTGTCTTACGTTGCAATTCGTCAGCAATCCGCTGCGCTACCTCATCAGCAATCCGACTGATGTCAGATTCTTCTCTGACAGTGTTACCAGTAATGGTAATGTTGATGGTCGGTGAAGTTCCACCCATTGTCTGAGCAATACCTCGACCGATAGCACCAAGTGTTTTATCATTAAGTGGCAATACCGCTTCATTCCCAGCTTCACCACCAACCATAAAGTTGTTGCCATTCATTCCAAAAATGGTTGGTTTCGTCATGATACCACCTTTTGCATACCATTCAATACTGATGCTTGGCACTCCTTGGCTCAACCAATCTAATGGGTTGGCCGAACCACTTACAGAGAAGTGAGGTAGTGGGATGTGTGGCCAACTAATGCTGAAGTTGAACAATCCTTTGATGGTATTGATAGCCGTACTGACAAGGTCTTTCGCCCCATTGATAGCACTGCCGATGGAATTTTTAATCCCATTCCACACGCTTGAAACAGTGCTTGAAATACCATTTAATACATTTGAAATTGTACTTGAAATTCCATTCCATACATTTGAAATTGTGCTTGAAATGGCGTTTATCGTATTTGAAATGTACGATTGGATAGCTGTGAAGATGGTCTGAACAACATTTTGGATAGCATTCCATACAGTTGAGAACACCCCCTTGATTGTTTCCCATGCTCCTGACCAGTCACCTGTAATGATCTGCATGACTGCCTTGATGATGCCTAAAACAACATTGATTGCAGTTTCAACTACAGTCTTGATGACTTCCCAAGCTGTTGTAATGACAAGTTGGATATTATCCCAACCGGCTTGAATGAGTGGACCTAAAATTTCCAGTATTGTACTGATGACCGTATAAATTGCATTCCAGACAGTCTCAGCACTTGCTCGAATAAGTTCCTGGTTCTCCGTCCACCAAGCAACAACCGTTCCAAAGATACTCATGACAAAATTAGAAATCTCTGATACGACTGCATTGATAACCTCAAGAATCGCATTCCAAACGGTCGTGACCGCATCTCGAAAACCTTCGTTAGTTTCCCAGAGATATTTTACAATAACAATAATTGCAGCAACTGCAGCAGCAATTGCAATAGCTGTTCCAATAATTGGCAATGCGGCAATTATCATTTCTCCAATAGATATTTTTAAAAACTCAGCAAGGGCTTGCAACGATAAGAATATGGGGGCTATGACCCCTACAGCAGTCACAACTGTTCCTAAAATAACAACAAAATCTTTTACTGGAGCAGGTAAGGAACTGAACAGCTCAGCCACACCCTTCACAATGCTTGCCAATGTTTGAAACACTGGAATCATCATTTCTAAAAGTGGCTGACCTATAGCAGACAATGCATTGGTTCCGGCTTGTTTCAGATTCCCCATCACATTTTCTAAGCCGTCTGATTCTCTTGCAGCCTGTCCAAGTGCTCCTGAAAGTTTATTCCCGTCTTCAACCATCTGAAGCAAGGTCAATTGCTTCTGCGCTTCGCTCAAGTCCTTGAATGACTTTCCGTACAATTTATTTGCAGCTGCATTCCTAGTTGTCTCCGTCGCAGAGATACCAAGAGCCGCATCGTTAGCAAAGTTTCCCTTCAAAAAAGATTGTAAGCTCTCTGTCACGCTCTCAATAGATTTGTCATAGAAGGCTGCACCGTCTGCTGCTGCCCTAGTTGCACGAGAAGTAAGATCCAAAGCTTCTGCTGTATCCAATCCTGAAGTTTTGGCAAATGAAGCCATCTGAGTGAATGATCCTTGCAATCGCTCTGGGACAATATCCATTTCCTGACCAATAGCATTCAACGCTTCTCTTGCTTGGGTTTCCATATCTCCGAAAACGGTAGTAAATTGAGCATTACTAGCTTGCATTTGAGCAGCTGCTTCTAACGCTTCTTTTCCTACTTCCACAAGCTTTTCTGAAATAGCACTCAACTTCTCACTAAACTGTTGAAGTAGTTCTGCTCTTAAATTTCTTGAGATTTCACTTAAACTTTCTTGAGTGCTATCAGCAGCAGACTTGGTTCCATTCATCTCATCATTGAGATGATTAAAAGCGGTCTTTGCCTGATTGAGCTCAGCTTCCATCTTGTTGGCTTGTGTGGAGTTCTCACCAAATTCTTTTTTAGTGATTTCCAATTGCTGTTCTAGATTTGAAATCTGTTTACTTACAATCTCAGACTGGGCACCAATCTTTTTCTGAGCAAGAGCATTTCTCTCGGCTTCACTAGCATTTGAACCCAAAGCGCTTTCTTGCAGTTTAAATGAACTTGTCACCTTTTCCATCTCGGATGCTAGTTGGCTCTGTTCATTCTGCAAATTGTTTAGTTTACTGATATTGTTTTCTGTCGCTTGACCGTTTCCAGATAATGCCTGGTTCACACTTGCAAGCTTACCCTCATATCCTTTTAGGACATTTTGAGTAACTTCGACTTCACGTTGAAAAGCACGGTACTGATCAGCACCGATATTCCCATTTTTGAACTGCTGTTCTACCTGAGACTGAGCTTGTCTCAAAGTTTCTAGTTTCTCTTTTGTCGTCGAAACTTGCTTTTGCAAGACTTCTTGCTTCTGAGTCAGGAGCGTTACGTTACCAGTGTCAAACTTCAAGGCCTTGTCAATCTGTCTCAACTCCTGACTTGCATCAGTAGCAGCCTTATTGACATTTTTCAGGGCCTTTTGTAAGGGCTGCGTATCACCATCAATTTCAATTTTGATACCTTTGATATTTCCTGCCATATTTCCTCCTTTCATAAAAAATAGAAAAGCGCTGAGAGAATTTCTACGACTGATAATGCAGTCAGACCAATGAACTTGGTCTCAGAATCGCTCTCTCAGCACTCATTTTTTCTTTAAAAACTGTCAAAATCAGCTTGCGTGGCCTTCCGTTCGCCGCCCTTATCCTCACTCCTTAAATTCACATAATCCGTCTGATAATCCAGAGCCATTCCGATTGAGATGTGCTTTAGATCATCAATAGACAGACCAGTTTCTTTACAGCAAGATAAGTATGACTCTACTGTGAAGATTTCTTCGCTAGCTGATTCTGAGTCATCTGGTGCTTTTTTGTCGTCATGCTCGCATTCAGCATTTCCATCAACACAGGACCAACTTCCTGAATCGGAAAGACTTCCATTTCCATGAAAAATTGTTCATAAGGCTTGATGTGAGGATTTGCAGATTTAGCAAAGGTCCAAAAAAGACGGTTGAAGAAGGTCATATCAAACTCTTCTAGCATTGAAATGTCAATGTCAGTCGCTGTCAATTCTTTTTCAGCTTCCAGCTTGTTCAATTCATTCATGAATGATTGATTTTTCAACATTGAGAACAAATCTTGGAAATAATCTTTCCCAAATTGTTGCTTGTAAGCGATAGGAGTATAGCCATTAGTGCCCAACTCATACTCCTGATCACCAACCAAAACGATTTTACGCATAGATCTTCTCCTTAAGCTGCAACGGCAGTAGGTTCATACACTTTCTTGAACCAGTTGTCATACGCATCCTTGTCATCAGTTGATGTGATTGAACGTTTAACAACTGTATCCAATGGACGAGGGCTAGCTTTGAAACTAAGTTCACGTTCGTTGGTTGATGTCCCATTCTTAGTTTTTGAGCCAAGAGATGGGCGACTGGCAAAACAGTAGTACATCACATAGCGAGTCTTGTTTTTGTCGCCTTCAAACTGGAACATCATTGCGAACTCTGTCAAGCTCGCATCTGCTTTTTCAGTCATGACACCCGTCTGAGGATCCTTGATTTCACCGAGAATTTTTGTTGCAAATTCATCGATGATGTGCGGAATTTTAAGTTTACCTTCATATCCTTCATTTGAATTCATGAAATGGTAATCCTTGTTGTCTGCCTTGATAGGAGTTGTTTCCCCTTTTGTGTCAAGTGTCAGCTCCATTGCCCCAGGAAAACGAAAAACATCGCCGTAAGTGATAACTCCATCTGCTGCAAGTGTTTTGACAGGTGCGATATGTACGTTTTCTAGGCCAAAGGTTACTTTATTTTCTTGAGTCATGTCATTCCTCCTTAGTATAGATAGACCGTATAAGACTTGACATAGAGTCTTTCAGTCTCGATAAATGTTTCTTCTTGAACTTCAAAGAAGAGCTCGTGGGTTGCCCACAGCTCTTCCAGACGTTCTTCCAAATCTTCATCCTTCCGCTCAAAAGCTAGCTCTACTGTCGCGCTCTTAATCTGATGATTAACCGTGTTGTCAGCTGCATTGATGGCTGGACTCGATTCATAATAGACCAGGTAAGGTAGATCAGGAGCGTTCCCAGTTTTAAACGCTCGATAAGTGACAGGCAAGTTTGCCTGTTCCAAAATAGCAGCAAAGTCTGATAGCTTCATTTCCCAATCTCCTTGATACGCTTCTCAAAGTTCTGAATTGCTTTTTCTTCAGCTGGCTTGATGTGGACGATACCAGCGACACGACCACCATTTCTTGAAAGGTGCCCGTTTTCAAGTATGTGAGTAAGACTTGCAACTGTGTTGAACACAACAAAAGAGCCATTGGCCAACTTCTTCTTTTTCCAACTTTTACGATACTTTCCGTACCGTTTCGGACTTGTCTCTTTTAACTCATCCACAGTCTCATCGGCCACTTGCTCTGCAATCTTATCCACTTCTTCAGTAACCTCATCAGAGTAAGCTGCAAGCTCTTTCGCTATCAAATTAGCAAGGTCATTACTCATTTCAATACCTCTGATAAAGTCAACTCTAAAATTTCAGAATCAATAGGATAGGTTTTCAAGATACGATATTGCTTGCCTTCAAATTTCGCAAACTCCTGATTCTCATACTCAAAATTTCGAATCTCAACGACCAAGCTCGGTTTTAGACCTGCCTGGTTCGCCTGATAAAATTCAGAGCGAGTAACCTTCTTTTTACGACACAACAGAGTAACTTCAACATCTTCAGAGATTGGTTGTAGTAACTTGTCCTTACCTGTGACTTTTTTAGAGATCAGTTTGATTTCATGATTCCACATTCTTGACCTCTTTCTTTGATGCTATCTGTAAATTATGCAGTCGCCATTGAAGGTGACGTGGCATATCCACCCCACCCTCATAGCGATAAGCAGCATAGTCAACGATAAACATTTCATGGTCAGCACGCTCACCAACAAGCTCGATACCGAGGTTATCGGTCAATTCAGTGATGACACTTGAAATGATTTTTTTTAACGGCTTGTCTCTCAAGTAGGTTGAAATACCCAACTTAAGCTTCAGCAATTCTAAAAGCTGACCTTCGTTCATGTTTACTCCTCAACTTCCTTAGCAGGCTCTTCAGCAGTTTCCTTAACTGTTTCCTCAACTGTTTCTTCCTGTTCAACTGCGGGATCTTCTTTCACTTCTTTGGTTTCAGGAGCTGGCTTTTTAGGTTCATCATCTCCCAAAATGTCAAGGAAGATGGAACCAGCAGTGTTAGCGCCAGTCAAAAGACCATTGGTAAAGCTATCTGTGGGCTCATATCCTTCACGAGGGAAGATATCGCCAACAGCATAGTCATGTTTTTCAGGATCAACCAAGTCCTTGAAAGGACGAATTACTTTATAGCTCATACGCCACCTCCTTAAGCTACAACATCAGTGTAAGTTCCAAATACCCCAGCATCTTCATCTGTCTTCTTGATATCAAAACGAAGGTATGATGCAAGGTTCTTACCAAATTTATGATTATCTTCCCAATTCACGGTCAATTCCATACGGTCAAACAATGTAAGGAAGTATTCGACATCACCGATGAAGAATTTCATTTCACCTTCTTGACCTAGTAGTGTATCTTCAACTGGATAAATTGTTTTACCTGAGAATGAGTATCCAGTTGGTGAAGTGATGTCAGGTTGAAGCATGTAGTGGCCGTCCTTGTCCTTAACTTTATCCAATGCGTTGAACATAGAGTCAGTAACGACAAGAGATTTTTTATAAACAGATGAAATCTTAGTGTTCAAAATGTCCTTGATTCCATCAAGTCCACTAGCGTTTACAACTTTTGCGGATTTCATAACATCCGCAACAATTGCCAATTTTGTTTGTTCGTCTTGGTCTTGGATATCTTCTTGAAGGATTCCGATGAGATCGTATTGCGCATCTTCAATAGCTTCACGAGAAATAGGAAGTTCACCACGATAGGTCTTGATTTTGTAATCAACTTCAGTGATTTTTGTTTTTCCTAATTCTGGATTTTCTTCAAGCTCACCAACTTCTGTCATCTTACGATTTGATTTTTTCAGAACTGGGTAAGTACCTGAACCACTTGTTACTTTGACAATATGAATAAGGTTGAGCAATGGGTTCTGACGTTCAGGTGTTTTTTGTGGCTCCAAAACCTCTTTCGGAATAATTGCTCCTACATCTGTTGTTTTAACACCTGTGCGTTTTTGTCCACGAGAGCGGATGAATTCTAGTACTGCGTCACGTTGTTCCAATTTCTGTCCTCCACGTTTTTCTTGGCTTGGGTAAGTCGGTGCTTTACGATTTAGTTCTTCAACTTGATTTTTCAAATCTTCGATTTCTTTTTCAAGTTGTTCTTTTTCTGCCATTTTTTCATCCAATTCTTTTTGGATGTCTTCAAGGCTCTTTTCAACTGCTGAAACTTCTTCTTCAGTTCCAGCTTGATCCAGTTTTTTCGCTTCGAGTTCAGAGCGTTTGTTCAATTCTTTGATTGATTCTTCAAGCTCTACTACTTTGTCTGCTTTGTTGCGCATACGAGCGCCTAAAATCAATGATTTGTGCATAGGTTAAATTTCTCCTTAATTTCTTTTTTGCGCTTGTCCAGCGCTTCACGATTGGCACGCTGTTGACTTTCAAAGTCTTTCTGTCGTGCAGCAATTTCCGTTTGTGGATAGGCTGGGAAAGTACATGGACTCACTTCAAAGATTTCCAGTTCTAGGATAGTGTCCAGGTACGAACCATCTGCTTGCTCTTCCGTGTTGATTTTGATTGGGATAAAACCAAAGCTACATCCAATCACATCACCACGCTGAACACGAGCATAGGCCCCAACAGCTTGCGGATCATCTTTATTGATAATGATGTCACCGTAAAGGCCGATGTCATCAACTCCCAAAGTGACCGTTCCATTGCCAGTCCGACCAAGCACCAAACTGTCGTCATGGTTAAATAATGCCCTGATGTCAGCTCCTTTGATGGCTTTTTCAACACCATCACGCTTAATCACTTCAAAATAACCAGGCCACAATTCAGTAACTTCATCAAACTTGATAAAGTACCCACTCAAAATCAAATCACCAGTGTCAGCTTCTTCTCGTGTCTTGAATTGAGCGGTACGATAACTATTCCGTTTGTTCATTCTCTTCCTCACCCCCTTTCAGTTTCTTCTGGTCCCCAAGCCTGTCTTGTGGGATAAAGTTTTCAAGAGCAAGGAGCTCATCCATATCAGGATCAGGCGGCATCCCAAGCCAATCCCTCCACTCGTTTCGACGCATTGCCATGCTTTTAGTCATCTGTTCAGCAACTGATGACAATTCTGTAATGTCATACGAATAAAGCGAGCGAGCATTCAGTTTGAAATACCGATTGTTTGAAACAAGTAAGTCTCTAGTTAATGTCTGAGTGATTGTCGTAGCAATACTCATGACCGTTGTATTGACAAAGTTGTTGTATTCTTCTTTGTCAAAGCTACCAACTCCCAAAATGAAAGCTGGAACTCCCAAAAGCCCAGCAACTGTTTTCTTATCAATTTCAACAGATTCATTGATAGCAATATCTTTCAAACTTAATGGCTTGACCTGTTCAACCTCTAGCAAGGCATCAGGAATAATCCACGGCTCACCAGCTTGACTCGTGCTAAGATATTTCTTAGCAACCTTGTCTCGTCCTTCTTGCGTGGCCAATTCTGTACTCGAAGAATCAACCTTAACAATCAGGCTAGGAACGTTCTTGCCATTCATAAAGCCTTTTTTGATTTGAGTAGCAAGATTTAAATTCCTAACAATATCCCTCAGAGCAAGCCTATATCCAGTCCCTACAAATGGATTGTCTGGATCAGGATTGATTACAAAGTGCACGATTTCGCTTGAGTTGTAGTCAATACCACGATAATTCACGATATAACCAACATCATCACTTTTGAAAGAGACCTCACTCATTGCGAATGGTCTCAGGTTCAAAATATAATCATTCACAGGATCATACTCAACGTGAAGAACTGAATTACCATCACCAAATAGCAACAGGTCACGCACAATCTTGAAAATCCAAGTTTTGCGAGTCATGTTATCGCAGGGGTTTACATCAATCTTACGAGCCAGTCCGTCTTTTATTCGGATGTCGCCTTTGTCAGTATTTTCCATCAAGTGAATGGTCATGTTAGATACCATGTCAGCAATCTTGTTAACTGCAGCAATCACATCAGGATTGCGAGCCAGTGGCACATAGCTATCACCGTCGATATAAAGACCAAAATCTGAATGAGTGATAACATTCGTTCCACCTCGACTCTTACCACGTTTCAAAAACCTATCTAAAAGCCCCATCTTTACTCACCTCCTTTCTAGCGAAAAGTATTTTGAAAAAGTGAATCAAAGTGTTTGTTTCTTACTATATTCTGACTGACATCAACTATTTGTTTATCCCAGTTAACTGTTTCAGCCCTCAAATCTTTCGTATAGCTTTGACGAACGATTACTTCTTCATCGTTTAAAATTACTTTAACTCGCCCTTTATTAATTAGCACATTAATTTCATGTTCTGATAAAACTATTTCATTCATAAGTCACCTAATCAAAGAAGCTCATGACATTCTGATTCTTACCAAGATTAGCAAGAGCCTGAATACAAGCAAAAACGCTGGCATCGAACAAGTCAATTCTTGCAGTACCACCGTCACCGTCTAATTTCTCATATTGCACAGCATCATCCACCTTTTCAATAGCTCTAACATTGCTCACACAGTATTCGTAAGCGTCAGAATGAAGATAGTAAAACTCTTTATTCTTAACTTTGAACTCAATCCGTCTGAACCCCTCTGATTTCAGATAGAAAAGTTGAGGTTGGTCAATCATCTTGAACCGAGCTTGTTTCATCTTCGTCAGAAACTCACGACCAAACTTCCTATCCATTCCGACAGCAGCAATCTTAAACCCTTTCTCTCTCATCTTGATGAACCATTTAACAATATCATCATAGAGAACGGTCGGAGTATTGCTCATCGTCAGCCAGCCATCAGACTGCCAGCCAAAAAGTGGAATGCCATCGTCATTGGCTTTCTTTTGAGCATTGACACGAGGAAAGAAAGCGTGTGTGATACAGATATCAATATCTTTCTCACCATCATGGTAAACCCCATAAAGAGCAGCAGCGGTTAAGTCGTGCAATCTTGACAAGTCAGCACCACCGTACCATTGGATTGGTAAACGTGCCAGCTCTTCTAGGGTCCAATCGTATTGACTATCTGAAGCGATGAACTCATCAGGATTGAAGTAAGCATTCATAGAGTTTGTGAATACATTCAAAGTCTTGTTGAAAAACTCATTTCTTGTCTGTGGATCGTTCATAGCCTGCTCGGCTTCAGCTCTCAAAGCAGGCATGGACACCGTGACACCCCAAGATGGATTTGCCATCTTCAAAACATTATCATCAAGATAGTCACCAACATCGCCATCCGTTGTCTGATTGGCTTTACAAATAAAGATAAATAAAGCCTCATCCTGTACCAACTGCTTGAGCACTTTCTGACAGTATTTCAAGCGGTTAGCAAGAAATCCAGTAGGAATATCACCAGCCGTTGAGATAACAAAAAGCATACTGTTTCGGTATGCTGACATTGTTTTCTTCATAAGACCATACTTCTTACTATTCCTCATCGTGTGAGCTTCATCAATGACCGTGACATTGCCATTGAGAGAGTCCAAACGGCTCTCATCGTTGGCCAAGGCCTGAATATAGAATGACCCGTCATCTCCAAAATTAGCTGTGATAGAGTGTTCTTGGTTATTGTCCTTGATACGGATAGATTTCTCATTCCATCGTTCCACGTTGAACTTGATGAAATTAAAGGCTTCCAGCGCTTGCTTGACAGAGTTGGCCACGATATAGCATTTTGAACCACTATCGGCATCCAAAATCTGATAAAGCAAAGCAATAGCAGCAGTAAAACTGGTCTTGCCGTTTTTCCGTGCCAGCATTATCAAGGCTTCTTTGAACCTACGCTCGTTCGTACCAGCGTGATAGAACCCAAAGAGATTGACAACCGTGAAATGTTGCCACGGTTGCAAAATCAAAGGCTTGTTACGGATAGACATGGCAAACATGTCATCTCCTTGCTGATGAACAATTGAGTTCTCAATGAAGTGAACGGCAAAATCCACTATATCCTCATCAAGCTCATATGCTGGATTTTCCAAATCCCTCAAAAAGCGTTCAGCAGCCAAAATCCGTTCTTCGTTATGTTCCTCTTGATAGCTCAGGACATAATCAACATAGGCTTTAGCTTTTCCAAGATTGGTTGTAGCGTGGCGAAAATCGGCAAAACGTTTTTCAAAGTCTTTATCCATCTTTCACTCGCTTCTTTTTCAGTTCATTCTTAAACTTCAGGACCTCAGTAAGAACTGAATCACCTTCTTGTTCTACTACCTCACCGAGCGACTTAGGATTCATCATAAGCTGATTAGAGTAGCTGAGGATGTCTTTCCTCAAAATTTCCATCGCTGTCAAGATTGGAACTTTGCGCTCATTCTCAGCACCAGCCTTATTGACGTAAGTGTCTGTTACTGGATAACCCATGTCAGCATAATCTTGAGCAAGTTTCTGATACTGGTATAACATACCTGCGAAAATGTCAATGATCATTTCGAACTCTTTCCGATAAGTGCCCAAGTCTTTCATCTGCTTGACCACTTTTGACTTAATCGACTTTGCTGTAATTGGTTTAGCCAAAAACTACCTCCTTTCGTCAAAATCGCTTAGTTTTTACCCCCTTTTTGTTTGAAGGCCCCCGACTTGGAAAAAGTTCCCTTCACCGGTACCCTACTGGCCAAAATGATTTTTCAAAAAGAGGGGGGACTAAAAATTTTCATTTTTCATTTTTGAAAAAATTTAAAAATTCTTTTTTTCTTTTTTTCTGCCAATACAATCCTTGGTTGATTACTCTATCATTCACTCTATCATGAAACGTATTGTGTTTCTTATTCGTCAATGGCAAGCAATTCCATTCAACAAATTCAAGTTCAGGATATTCAGACACAGGAAAGATATGATGTACCATTTCTGCTTGAACAGAAATTCCGTAACGCAAACTTTCTTGGCAAAGATAATCATGCTTACGCATTATCCTATCACGAAACTTCTCCCACTTCTTAGACTTCAAGGATTGTCTAATAGGTTTGTTGTACATAGCAAACCTCCTTTCCAATACTAAAAGGGACAGGCCAGTGGCCTATCCCCTCTCATACAAGAAAACCATGCTACCATAATAAACTCTTTTTCGTGAGACTTCAAGATGCCTTTTGTCTCATTTTATTTTGTTTATAAAATCATAAGCCGATACAAACACAAATACGAGTGGTAAGAAAAGAAATATCAATCCATTCTCAACTAACTTTAATACATCACTTTTCCCCCAATCAAAAATAACGACTAAAAAAATTAAAGTTAAAAAATAGACAACTAGATATCCTAAAAATAATCCCAATGTTTCATCCTCCAACTATACCAATTTTATCCCTCACTTTCACATATCTTATATTTTGTTAAACTCACTCTAAATCTCAAACCCTTATCAATCATGGGTTTTAAAGCGTTTCATTTTTTTAGCTTATGCTTAACTCATTATGTGAAAGTAATATCTAAAAAAATTAAATGACAAAGTTCCGTAAAGCATCATCAAGCTCTGCTTGTTCTATTCCTATGTATCTCAAGGTTATTGCAGGTGATGAGTGATTGAACATTTTCTGTAATGTTCCTACGTCCTTTGTCTTGTTGTAATATTTATAACCAAACGTTTTTCGCATTGTATGTGTTCCAACATTATCAATGCCAAGTTCTTCAGCAGCCTCATGAATAATTTGATAGGCTCTCTCACGAGTGATTGCTTTATTTTTCCCTTGCCTACTCTTGAATAAGAAATGATGAAATGGTTTGTCTTCGACATATCTTCTCATTTCTTTCTTGAGTTCTTTTGTCATCCGTCTTGTTATCTGCTTGCCAGTCTTCCGTTCTCTCAGTTTGATGTGCCAACCTTGAACATCTTTAACTTTCAATGTGAGGATATCTCCAACTCGCAAACCAGTATTCAGGCCTGTAATGAATAGCATATAATACATCTCATTCCACTCTCTGAGATAATCTTTCATAGCTTGAATGTCGTCATTATCTTTTATCGGTGATACAAATTCCATATTCTACCTCCTTTCCCAAAACAAAAAGCCAGCATTTGCTGACTCTTGACGATACTTCTGTTGGACAACTTTTCTGACTAGAATTAAGGATGACTCCTAAAGTGTGATGTGTGTTTTTGTTTCAGAAGTTCATGCTATCATAATAGACCTTTTTTTGTGAGACTTCAAGATGTCTTTTGTCTCAATCTTATTTACAACTCACCTTTCAGTATAGCGTACTGTTCTAAGATAATCCTTCTACGTCGATAGATTGTAGCTTTGCTCATGAATTTCTGTTCTGCTATTTCTTCCCATCTCAGTTGAGGATATCTCCAGCGCAGATTAAAGATTTCCTTATCCTCATCAACTAGATTGATCAGGAGTTTGTTAATAATAGCTTTGAACCCTTCGAGAAATTTTAAGGTTGGATCATCCGCTATTCTGATTGCAATGGTTTCGGTAGGTTTGCTTATTCCTACGCTGGGCCCACTTTGAGAATCTGGATTTCGAGTTTCTAGTTCTAGCCTTCTCAAATCTATTGTCCGTTGAATGTTTTGAAATTTAAAAAGTTCTCTGTCTAATGTTTTGAGGTCTTCGTCGCTCAATTTCTTCAAATCCTACCTCCTCGAAATCTTCGTGACTGTTTCCACTTGATAAGCCTACCGTCATTATTATTGTTGAAATAATCTGGCAATCTTGCTGTTGGACTTTCTTTGTAAACCACTTTTTCGACTACCTGGATTGCAGGCATCATTTCATCATCTATCCACCCAACAAGCCAAGCAGGGTTCACATCATAGGTTTTAGCAATCATTTCAATTTGCTTAATGGATGGATATCCACCCCGTTCGTACAAATGAATTGTATTTTGGGAAACACCTGTATCTCTGGCCATATCTTTGACGGAAATACACAAGTCCTCTCTAAGTTCTTTTAGTCTTAGCCGCATCTTGCTCTCCACTTTCTAGTATTAGCTTTTATGAATATAGCCTGCTCTTGCATCTGCTTCCATTCGTAATCCATGATGATTTCAAGTTGGTTGTTACAAAGACCTCTTAAGAAATCGTTTTGAGCTTCTAACTTTTCAATATCCTTATAGGCCCTTTCATACAGTTCATCTTCCAGAAATCTAATGCGCTCTGCCATCGCTTCCTGAATGATGATGTAAGTTGGTTTCTTGTACTTTGCCATTACAATCTTACCTCATCTCCAACTTTAAGTGATTCATAGTTTGTTTGAGTAACTACGAATATTCCGTAATTTTTAATTGTGATCGTGTAGAGTTCCCCTATTCTCTCCTTTTGGACAACTCTTCCTTTGATTTCTGCGCCTTGATTATCAGCTTTATAGACGATCATCGGACGCTTTTCTTCTAGTTTTTTAATGTGGATACTCTGCCAGATGTTCAAAGTAGCTGACAATAATATCCAGATTGCGATAAATCGTTTCACTTCTCGTGTTCCTCCTCAAAATAAAACTTTCCGTCAAATGGTTCAATTTTAATGATTCCATAATCCAGTCCAAGTCTTGCTATAAATGGCTTGGTGATTCTTTCGTGCAAAGTAGACATCTCCTCTCTGAATTCTTCTAACAGAAACGTAGATTTGTAGAAATTGCATTGATAGCACGCTGGCATATAGTTGTCAAAACTATCTTCTCCGCCTCGATAGTGAGGGTGTAGATGATCTACTCTCAAAGTTTTCAAATCCAATTCCTTGCCACAATAAGCACAGTGACCGCCGTATTTATCTAAAACTTTTTGTCTAGTGGTTTTAGATATGCTTTTTCGTTTCATTATGTGACCTCATTTCTCAATTCAAAATGAATTCCATACAAGAGCAAATCATTTTGAAAGTCAACGAATGCTTCAATCATCTCAGCTTCTTGAAAATCGTATTCCTCGACTGTACCCAAGAAATCATCAATATCATCTCTTTGGACACTTCCATATTCTGTCTTAGTATGTTCCACGGCTAATTCATAGCCATCAACACCAATTGTGTAGTAGATTCTGCCAGCTGAATAATCATATTTGTAATTCTTGATAATCATCACTCAACCTCCTCAAAATAACTATGAAATTTACTTAAATTGATAATAGCAACCTCTTCAACAGAATGCTTCTTAATGTCAAAGTCTGGATCATTTTTCCCAAACTCTTTCTTTATCGCTTTTTCAGCAAGCGATGGTAAAGCGAATATACTTGCTCCATTTTTTAAGGCAAGCGCTTGACCGTGTTTATTTACTATTCTATAACCCACATCAAACGGTCTGATTTTCGCAGGGATTTTTATGCGTTTGTTTTCAGTTTTTATTGCTTGTTCAATGGTTTGTACCATCACTCCACCTCCTCGACTTCAAACAATGGACTATTAAATACTTCGCTAAAGCCTGCGTCTTCTAGTTCTTTTCGGGTGAATTTTGTAGCGTAAAGATTGTTTTCCTCTGGATATGAAATCATAAACTCGCTTGTTCCTTTCAAGCGGTTTAAATATCCCATTCTCTCAGCTATTTTTTTCAATCTCACCTGATATAGTTTCTCTTTCTCGACTGTGTAGCCTAAAATACAAGCACGAGCGAATAATTCTCTATTAGATTTCTTGCTGAACCATTCTGCAAAATCCATAGTGCCGTTAATCAAAACGTACTGAAGCGTATCTCCTAATTCTGGGTCTGGATTTTCTTCTTTTGCTCCTTCAATTATATTCGCAACAAACTGCGGGATTGTTGGTTTCTGTGGTTCGTCTAGTAGTTCGACTAAATCTAAAACTTCCTTCTTGTTTATATGCTCGGAAACCAATCCGAGGGTTTCTAAGTCTTCGATTTTCTCAATCAATTCTTGTTTATTCATTTCCTAAATCCTCCTCTTTCACAAATACCCCATCAATCATCTTACCTTTGCGGTCCTTAATGACTTCATAAGCTTCTTCTAAGCAACTTTCAGCTGTAGTTCCATTTAAAAATGAAACAGTGCTAACCACGCTATCAAGAAACATCAAGTCTGCTTTGATTAAAGGAATCTGTGTCTCATTGTGACAGACATGAGCGTATAGCTTCTGAGCGATATTACCCAGACTAGAAACCATCAGCAGCAATTCAAGTTCCTGTTGATTCGCTGAAATCTGAGCGCCGTTCTTGATTTGTTGCTCAAGTCCAATCAATACTACCTGGATGTCTCCAAGAGCATCATAGATCAGTTCAGATTTATCCTTTGCGATACCTTCAAATAATTCTCCTGACTCTTCCATGAGCTTCAAGAACTGTTTGACAGGATTTGCTTCATGTAAATTTCGGTCAACAAACCACTGTTGAACCTTTTCTTCCAAATTCATTTTTGTATTCATCTTATTTTTCCTCCGTTTCTTCCGTTTCTTTAAATGATCCCATTGTCTTAATAATTTTTTCTAACATAGATTTATGTAGCGTGATGTAATTATTTTTCTTCACTTGTCCACAGAAGATACAAATTCGTTTGCCAAGATAATTACATTTTCCGTCTGAAAGGTAACTTTCATCTGACTCAATTTGTTCTTTGTTAGCTGAGCTAACAAGAATTACTTCATCAGACTCGTTCCAATCAGGAATTCCCATACATTTGTGAAAATTCTCAAATGCTAAATCGGTTAAAATATTTTTAGCCATTATTCTCCTCCTGAAAAAGTTGCTAAGTAATAACAGTCCTTAGCACCGTAGTCGAATCTTGTCGTCCGCTGGCCAATGTGCTTCTGAAACCTTGGGTGAGTGATAGCCGAGAATGCCCATTGATGGTCTTCCATCCGTTCAATGAGATCATCAACGTTATTAAACGTCCCAAGGAAGAATTGACAGTGCCCGTTATAGACGAAGTAAAGATTTAACATCAATACCTCCTAAAATTTCATAAAAGCCATCCAGTGAGTTGTCCCACGTTGCTGACCGAAAAGCGGTTGATGCGGAACCAATTCCAAAATTTCCTTAACATTCACTTGAGCATCAGACCACTTAAAAATAAGTGTTCCACCTGTTTTCAAGACTCTAAAACATTCTTCAAAACCTTGTTGTAAATCTAACCTCCAAGTCAGTAAATCTAGTTGTCCGTATTGAGCACGCATGAATGATTTCTGACCAGCCCATAGAAGATGAGG